GGAGGTGACCGGGGCCAGCAAATTGCCCCACACCAAGCTCTGGGGCGAATCCCCGTCGGGCCTTGGCGCCACCGGCCGCAGTGAGGATCGCGCCTTCGCGCAGGACATCGCCGAGTACCAGGAAGACGTGCTGCAGGAGCCGCTGCGGCAGTTCTATGAGACGTTGATGGCCTGCTCTGACGGGCCGTTCACTGGCAAACAGCCAGAGGACTGGCGGGTGCAATTCCGCCCCACCTTCGTGATGACGGATGAGGAGACGGCGGCCCTGCGCCAGGCGGTGGCGGCAGCCGACAGCCAGTACATCAATGCGGGTGTGCTGGCGCCCAATGAGGTGGCGCTGGCCCGCTTTGGTCGCGCCGAATTCAGCCTGGACACCACCCTGATCGACCGGGAGCCCGATGGCTCGATCAAGCAGGAAGAGCAAGGAATGTCGCCGGAGTTCGGAGGTGATTTCGGGCAGTACGCCGAACCGGCTCCTGCGGGTGGGGCAGAGGACCCAGGCGCCGCCGCAGGCGGTGGCCCGGTTGATGGGGCCCTAGCCGGGCCGGAGGCCGGGGTCGACCCCGAGCGGGAAACCACCGACGCCGCCGATGAGCCCTGCTGTGAGGCCTGCGCCCGCGGCGAAGAGTGCGAGGACGACTGCCCGGCGCAAGACGGCGAGGACTGCGGCTGCGAGCACACCGATGAAACCGAGCAGGACGACCCGAGCAAGCACAAGCACCCCGACAAGGTGGGCCAGGTGATGCACCGCTGGAAATACGGCACGCTCCATAGCGGCACCGGACGCAAGGGCGAGCATCGGGGTGAAGTGGCCTACCCCGGTGGCCAGAAACAGGCGATTGCCATTGCCTTGAGCATCGCCGGCAAAAGCAACCGCAAGCGCGGCAAGCGGCGAACGGTGCGGTCTCGCGCTGATTCCATCAGCCTGCCTGCCCGGCTGAAGGTGGCCGGGGTTCTGGTGGATGTGCGCATTGATGGGACCGGCCAGCTGGTGGGGCCCTATGGCCAGCCCACCCAGCACGAAGCCGTGGTGGGCCAGGACCCGACGGGCCTGTGGGAGGTGATGGACAGCGAAACCGGTGAATGGTTGGTGGTGGTGGGTGTCAGCGATGGCCGCTCGATTCAGCAGGCCGCACCAGGGGCAATGGTGCGGCCCTTGGATTCCGTCGATCTGGTGGCGATGGGGGTTCGTTGTGATGCCTATGACGAGCTGCCATGAGCCAGGAACGTCGCGAACGGCTCGCGCAGGCGCTCAGCGATGAGCTGCGCGGCTTGGAAGATGCGCAGATCAAACGCATCGGTCGGATCTTCGACGCAGCCCTGAAAGCCACGATCGAGCGGGTGTACGCCCTGCTCGACGGCATCGAGGCCCAGCCCTGGTACGACCCCAAGACCACCCCTGGGGCATTTCAGGGCTCAACGCCGGATGGGCCGGTGCCGATCGAGCCCGTGCAGAAGAACCAGGCGAAGCTCTACCTGGAGGGGCAGCTGCTGCAGGACCTGCGCCGAGCCCTGGATCAGATGCAGCTGACGCCACAACAGCTGCAACGGCTCGATCGCGAACTGGCCACCTTGTTCAACCGGGCCCAAGACCTTGGCACCGAATACGCCACCCAGCTGCAGCGGGAAGAGCTGCGGCCAGCGCTGAGCGCAGCCAATCGGCCGCCGGAGCCCGATCCAGTGCTCAGCCAGTGGCCCGACCGCGAATACCAGGAAGGCCAGCGCTTTACCCGCCTCTTCGACTACGCCGGGGCGGTGGCGGCGGCCGAGCGGGACTTCAAGAGCCTGAGTGAGAACTACCGGCAGCAGAGGGATCTGGCGACCAACGACCATGTGCGCCGGGCCAAGGATTACTACTTCAAGTGGTGGCGGCACTGGGGTGACACCGTGTCATTCCTGACCGGCCGGCAGATGGCCAGCGGCCCTGACCCGCGCACCTTGAAGCGGGAGCTGCAAAAGGCGATCCCCAACGTCAATGAGGCGTTCCGCAACCGGGCCGAAACCATCGCCCGCACCGAAACCCTGTTGGCCAGCGGCGAGGCCCAGGAGCGCTGCTACAGGCAGATGAACGTGGGCTTTGTGCAGTACGCGGCCACGGCCGATGACCGCACCTGCGACTTCTGCGCACCCCGCAGCGGCTGTCTGTACTGGATTGGCTCAGTGAAGACTCCGATCCATCCGAATTGCCGCTGTGCGCTGACGCCGGTGACGCTGGAGGCCCTGGTGCTGCAGAACGCCATGGCTGACAACGAGAAGGAGAAATGGGAAGCGGAGGCGCAGGCCGCGGCGGCCGGCATCGAACGCCACTTCAAGCGAGCCAATGGGGATGATGCGGTGATGCGACCGATCGGCGGCCCAGGCCAGGGGCGAACCACCCGCGACCTGCCGTTGATGGAACGCAATGGACTGCCGGCGACGCAGCGCCGCAAAAACCTGCCGGTGCGCGATGAGAAAAACCAGGGCTCCCAGCCGTGGCCAGCAGGTGATCCGGTGTGGGATCCGCGGCGGGGGTGGCTCGACCCCAACGCCAAGCAGGCCTACGAGGCCGTGATGCGTGAGGTCGAGCAGCTGTAGCGGCTGCAGGTAAAAAAGGAGAGCGCCAGCTCCTTTTCCTGGTCCGGCCCGCTCAGCACGCCACCGCCAGGGCCACCAGCTGGGCCTTGGCCAGTCGGCCGCGGGTGCCGGTGATGCGCCGGAGCTGCGCATTGCTGAGCAGCGCCAGGTCGGCGCCCACCTGGGCGAGGGGATGGAGGGCTGGCGGCGTGGCCGGGGCCGCGGGCATGGCGGCCGGTGCGAGACGCCCGGCCCAGCAGCGGGCCAGCCTGGCGTTGGTGGTGTGCAGGGCCCTTCCGGTGAATTCGCCAGCCACGTAGGTGGCGACCGCCAAGGCGATCAGACCGTGCCAGATGATCTGGCCCACCTCGGCCCAGTCGATCTGGCCATGCAGCCAGCGAAGGCCTTCAAGGGCGGTGATGGCGGCCCGACGGGTGCGGAGCAGATTGGTCATGGATCCATCCGGCTCATGCCGGGGCGAGGGGGATCTGGGGTGGCCTTCGGGGCCGGTTCGTCAGGAGCGCATCGCTTCCAGCGCTCGACCGACGATGGGGTGCCGGGGCCAACCCGGCTGCAGGCTTAATCAGGCCCTGTTGCGCTCGATGGGTGTCCCGGCCGCGTGCGCTGTTACCGGGGGAGGCTCCTTGTGGCTGACGCCGGGGTGCTTCCGTCCGCCCCGCGCAGCCACCATACCACGTCCATTCACGATCGTGAACAGGGATTCGCTGTTACTCCGGCCGCTCAAACAGCCAGCTGGGCGGCCCGCCCGGCGGCACCAGATAGCCAAGCTCCTGCAAGTAGCGCTTCCCGCGGCCCGCCAGCCGCCAGCCGTGCAGTTCAGCGCCGATCGGATGTTGCCGGGCCCAGTAGTTGACGGCCTGGCGTGTCAACCCGAGCAGCCGGGCCAGCTCCGGCCCAGTGATTACGGCTCCTGCCGGTGCCTTGAGCGGCGGGTGAGTGGAAGGCTCCTGCAAGCGGCGGGGTGAGCGCTTGGTGGCAGTGCCGCCGGCAAAAGCAAGCTGTGCATGGTGATCAATCACCCACTGCATGAAATGCGTGGCCAGGGGCCGAGCGAAGCGCAGCGAGCGGCGCCGCTGCGCAAAGGGCGTGACGGCCAGTTCGGCCTCAACGCTGGCCATGTAGTCATCCACCAGCCGGGACCAGGCGGCCGGTGCTCTGAGGGCGGCGCGGGCGCGGGCGAGGATCTCAGTGGTCCTGTTGATCGGGCGGGTCTGTTCTCGGTGGTACTGCAGGGCATCCAGCAGCTCAGCGCACAGCGCACAGCGCACGAAAGTCAGTCATCAGCACCCTCCAGCTCGGCGGCGATGGCGCGAAATTGTTCGCGCACATATACCAGAAATAGCCGGGATACGGAATCACGCTCATTGTTAAGGAAGTCCAGTCGGTGGTCGGTGATGACCTGATCAGCAGCAGCTCGCAGGGCGGCGGCAATGCCTTGGCGAGTTGTTCCGGCTTGGTCAAATGCGGAGTCGGCGGCATCTAACACCGCCTGCGCTTGTGGGGATAAGTCAGTCATTGTCGGCCTCCTGGTCAAGATCAACGGTTTCAATGTCTCTCCACTCAATCCCGCCGTTGACCCCTTCGGTCCATCGGTAGGCGCCCTGGAGCTTGAGGTGAACAGCACCTTCAGCGGTGCGATACCGGGCCAGTCGATAGGCGACCGGAACGGTAGATCCAACGCGGGTTGGAACGATTGTGGTGGCCTGTATGATGCCGGTGGCGTCAGTCATTGAGTTGGTTAAGTGCGCGGCGGATGGTGTCCAGCGCAACCCACTTGGAGAAGTGCAGTCGCAGTCCAGGTACTCGGTAAGTAGCTCTAGGTTTTCCAGCGCTCTCATTTGTCCAGCTCCTTGACGAGTTTCTTCAGGGCCTTAAACTCTCCCCACGACAGCCTGATGCACTGCTCAGCGTGGCTGCTCAAGTGGGCATCAAAGCCTTCGCCGTTGTTCCATAGCGACACCTCGATGAAGTCATCGGGCTTGGCAAGGTGATCGAACTTGCGCAGGGGCGAAAAGGCTGCGTCGAGTTTGTAGCGGGTGATTTCAGTCATAGAACCTCCAGTTGATGATCTGCGCGACGACTCCAAACAACCCAGCCCACACTCCGAATGGGCAGTGCAGCATGGGATTGGGGATGAAATGGATCTCGCCCCAACGGGGGAAGTCGGGATGGATGCCGCTGTTAATCCAGAAGATGCGACCGATGTAGCCGCCTGTGCTGGTGATCGCCATGAACGCAGGGCGGTGGGTCATCGCTCGGCCTCAACATTCAGCAGCAGCGACTGGGTGCGGTAGCCGCGCTCCATCAGCCAGATCGCCACTTCCCGAATCGCGGCGCGGGCTTCCAGCCCAGGATTGATGCCCATGGTCATGCCGCAATGGGAAGCATGGCGTTGGCCCACTGGAGAACGCCTTCGCGGTCCAGTCCGCCCTGAATCCATGTGCGGACGCCGCACTGGGCCTCGGCGTGGCGAAAGATGTTGTCAATGCGCAGTTCCAGGCGCTGCGCCGAGAAATAGTCGATGCCGCAGGAACGCCAGCGGGAGACCTGCTTAAGCGTGAGGGGCCCCTGGGCGTAGGCCGACAAGAAATAAAGCCGTGTCGTGCCGGGCCCGTCAGCGAGGCGGCAGGAGAGAAACGGGAAGATCCCAGTGAATTTGCGGGTGCGGCATATGGCTGCTTCGACTTGTTTGAGAGAGGTAAATCGCATTTCAGGGAAGGGGGTTGCCGTCATAAAGGGCCTCAAGGCGAACAATCAGCAGGGCTTTGAGTGCCTCGCGCACGTCTTGCTGGCGGTGATGACTTGCTGCATCGGCTAGATGCACAAAGCTCTCGCCGAGCCCAAAGCGCCCGCCACCGCGGATCGTGATGCGGCCTGAGGGGTGGAAGTGGATATGGATCGAGCGGCCCTTCGCGGTGGTGAGCCGGCAAAGGCAGGGCGTGATGGGCTTGATGTCGAGGGTCATGCGTTGATCAGGCTTCGGGACCCGGCCAGCCGATCGTATCACCTGCGTTCACGTTCGTGAACGGCTAGCCGTGGCGAAACTTAACGGGGACAGCCCTGGCCGGCTTGCAGAAACGTTAATGTGCCGCTATGGTCTGCGCGTCGTTGCTGATCGTGAACGGTGAGCCCGAGAGCCGAGTTGGCGCTGATCCTTGCGCCGTGGATTTTGTTCATTGCTGGAATGCTGGTGTTCACCGCCTGGCGTGACTCCCGCAGCTTTGATGCCCCGCGCACGGTCTTTGTGGAGGTTGCGCGATGACGACGGAGGTTGCGACTGACACCGGCACCAGCCGCTCGTTGTGGGTTCTTGGCGTGGAAGCCCAGGAGCTGGCAACTGCGATGGATCGCGTGGCCGAGGGCCTGGAACATCACGACCCCGCCGAGCAGGAGCGTGCGGTTCAGATGTTGGAGGCGATGCTGGAGGCCAACGCCCAGCACCAAGAGACCCTGCATCGCAAGGCCGATGCCTACTGCTATGTGATCGGGCAGAAACGTGCTCTGGCTGATTTCCGCAAGGCGCAGGCTCACCGGCTCACAGAGCTTGCCCGCTCAGAAGAACGTCAGGCCGAACGCATGGAACAGGCGCTGATCGACGTGATGACCCGGCTGAACCCTGGGGCCACCAGCTTCACCCTGCCCCAGCATGTGATTCGCTCGCGCTCAGCAGTCCGCGTTGAGATCACGGATGAAGAGGCCATCCCTGAGGAGCTGCAGCGCACAAAAACAACCGTCGCCCCCGACAAGGACGCGATCAAAAAGCGACTGCAGGCCGGGGAAGCTGTTGAGGGAGCAGCGCTCATCGAGTCACGCACATGGCGCATCTGCTGAGACCACAGGACCCCATTTCATGAGCCCTGCAAGTTGTCTAACCGACCCGATGAAGTCTGATCGCATTTCGTTCAGCCTCACCCCTCTCCAGCGCAAGGAGCTGGAGGCCAGCGCGAAGGCTATGGGCCTGGAGCGAACCGATTACATCCGCCATCGGCTTTTCGCTGCAGCGGAAGACGCCAAGGCCAGTTCCACGGAGTTCTACCGGGAGCTGGTGGAATCCTGCGCCCGTCTGGTCCCCATGCCGCGCACCCAGCTGGAGCCCCTGGTAGCGCTGGTTTTGAGCCGTGTCCATCAGCACCGCAAGTTGTTTGACGCGGCGGAGGCCAACAGGAACTGAAGCATCACTTCGGCCTGCCAGCGCTGGGGATGCTCAATGCAGGCCTTGCCCTGGCAGGCTCGCCAAACCATCTGGCCGTCGTCTCGGCGCACCAACTGCAGCGTGGGGCCAGCGGAGCTTTGGTCCATGCAACATCCACGAATCGCACCAAAGAAACAGTTGGCGCGGAGTTCCTACAGTGAGCCGTGTTGACATCAATCGTGATGACGCTCGACAACCGGGGCTATGCAGCCCTGCTGCTGGGGCAATGGGCGCGAAACCACGGCATTTATGAGATCCGCGATGTGCTGAAGGCGGCTAGCACACTCGCAGAACAAGCCACCAGCGGTGAAGAACTGGGGATCGCCCTGGAGCAGGCCGCCATCCTCAAGCAAGCCCCTGTCATCGGCAAGCAGCTGCCTGGCGGGGAGACTCCGCAAGCACAAGAACAGGCCTTAGAAGAACAAGCCAAGCCGGCACCCAAGCCCCGCGCCGCCAAGAAAGCCGACTGAGCGTTCTTGCCACAATGATCCGTGGCTGAAGGCTCATGAGGGTTCTCGATGAGGTGGCCCGCCTGGTGCGGGACGAGTTGATGACGCTCATTCAGCCTGTGGCGCTGCTATCGGTCAATCCCAACCGAAAGACAGGCGAAGTCACTGGCAGGTTCCGCAGCAGCGGAATGCTGTTTGACTACAAGATCGGAGGCTCGACGGTGACTTATCGGCCAGTCGGCAATGGAAGCGGTAAGCGCAATGACGCCTCTGATGCTTATGCCAAGGCGACTCAAGCGAGGGCCCTAATTGAAGAGATTCGCCAGGACACCCGCTGCAAGCGGCCTGACGGCACGATCTACGGCACCAGGGGC